GTTAGTTAATGCGTGATAGTATTTAATGTTATGTTGTAACACATATCAGATAACAGGTCTCGCACTGTGTGCGGTAGCAGTACCAGAACGTGCGCAAGCACACGAGTATACAGATGTATATACATATCCATTACTCGCACGGAGTGCGTTGTTGGCACAACGCAGATAAGTGTATGAATATACAGGTGTATGCATGTACATGAGTAGGGAAAATCTGCACGGTAGGGCAAAGCACTGTATACATACCCACCACTGTATGGATGAACATGCTGTAAATTTCCACATGACACTGCTCGAAGGGGGTACAAGGGGGGTATGGGGGTGTTCATTATTATGTGCATAGACCCTCCAACATTTCTCACCAAAATTATGAAGGTAGGAAATCCACTACCGACCAACTCTTGGAATCGAATAGTAAGCTCTATATACGCATCTACGATGCGAGTTCTACTATTAGGTCTCGCACTTACGTGAGGCTTGTCCTCGCACCTTCGGTGCGGCAATATACTTGTTTACGCATAAAGAAGAATAAAACAATAAAGGAATAAAGAAGAATGACAATTGAGCTTGATGATGTAACTTCTGGATACAACGTGTCTGTTATTAATGGCAACTTTCAGACAATTGAAGATAAGATGAATCAAGAAGTGTTATGGAGAGGAGCTTCAGCAGTAGCTGGAGAATCTAAGATGGAACGGGATTTAGATATGGATGGACACCGTATTCTAAATGCTGATTTAGATGGTTCTACAATTACCAACGATAGAGCTGTACGTGTTTCTACAGGATATCTCCCTCCTATTCCTCAGACATTAGAAGAGAGAAAAGGAGCTGTTGTCTCTTTTGATATTAACACAGGAGACCCAATTGCGTTAGCCCCTGCTAGTGGAAGTGCTGTAGATGTATTGAACCAATTAGCTAACAACTCAGATGTCACTAAAGGAGATGCGTTAGTTGCGTTAAAGCAACCATTCACTGGAGCTATTGCTCGAACTGTTCATAGCAAGATGGCTGACTCAGTTAGTGCTAAAGATTTTGCTACAGGTGATGGTGTTACAGATGACTACGCAAAACTAATGCAAGCCTATCAATGGGCAGCAGCACATGGGAAGAGTTTGTTTATTCCTGCTGGCATCTACATGTTCTCTCAGAAACTTGTATTTGACACCCCCGGTGTATTCATCTTCGGTGAAGGGATGAATAGCACCTCTCTGCGTTTCACAGGAACTGGTACAGCTATTGAGTTTAACGATTCTATTCCTAACAACGGAATTTATTCTTTCAGCGGAGGTATTGCTGATTTAGAAGTTGTAGGGAATGCCAACACTACAAACATCATCTATAACAAGAACGTAAACCATTGGTATCTCTCTCGCGTTAACGCTCGTGAAGCCTCTACAATTAATGGTGTAGGATTACGCGTTGAAGGGCCAACTGGGTGTCACATTCAACATTTCGTATGTTCTACGAATGCCCAGCTTATGTCTAGCCGTCCTTTTGTAGGTATTTGGATGGATGCCATCATCACTACAGGTGGTCGTACAGCAGCTACAACTCTTCTCCATCCAATCATTGAAGGGATGACAGGAGATGGTGTACATCTGCGTGGATGTGACCAGCTCACCTGGATTGGTGGTACTTCTGAGAATAACGGTGGTAATGGTGTAACATTCTCAGATAATGGACAGCCACGTATCAATACACTTATTGGTGTAGGGTTTGAAGCAAACTTAGGCTTTGCTGACATCTTTGATGCGGGACAAATGAACCGCTTCATAAACTGTACCTCTACCAAACTTAGTTACTTTGGCGTAACCTCTTTATTTGCTGAACTATCTGGCGGTTATCATCAGAGTGTTCTGGTAGAAGGTAACTTCACCACTCTGCATGATTTGAAATATTCCTTTTTTGCTAATGGTGGTACTTTCGTTCCTAAAGAAAACACTAAGTATTGGAATCTTTTCAACACCCAAACCAGTGCTATTGTAAACCTTCCTAAACCGGGACACCTGCTTGCTTTAACAGGAAGCCCTATGTTATTTACTAATACATTCGGATTCCCTATTGATGTGATGATGCATGTGGATAGTGCGGCTGTAGTGTCTTCCGTATTCTTCTGTGAAGGAACCACCCCTAACGTTAAAGTGGATGCAACAGGTGGTATTCGTCTTGACCCCGGTAACTCTTTACAAATAACATACACAGGTTCTCCTACGTTCTATTGGATGCCACGATGATTGATAAATCTAAAATGAAAGCTTCAAATGGAGTGCCCCTCACGCAGGGGCTGTTCCTTGAGATTGGATACACTGATTTTGCAGTGTTCACTACTAAAGATGAAGATTATGATTATAATGGAAAGACCTATCCTTCTCTTAAGCGTTTATATTTAGAGATGGAGGATTTGGGTGAGTATGAGTTTGCTACAACATACCTGTTAGGATGGAACCATTGGCAGCGTATGTGTGCTAATAAACAGATTCTAAAATATATTGAAGAATGGCGTTATGAGCTTGAACTTAAACTGCGCTCTAGAGCAATTAAAACCATGAAGGATAAGATTGGTACAGAGCAAGGGATTAATGCGGCTAAATGGATTGCAGAGAAAGGTTGGGACAAGAAAGCTGTAGGACGCCCTAATAAGCAAGAAGAAGAACGAGAGAAGCGTATGCTTGACAGCTTGGATGTAGATTGGGCTGGAGACCTCGCTATGTTGACAGGAAGTAAATAATGAAACAGTGGCTCAAAGATGTACAGGAACAACTAAAGCGTATGCCTAAAGAGGCATTAGAAGTTAGAGAGATGGCTATGAATGACCTCTACACTTTCGCTAAGTTGGTTAATCCCGGATATATGTATGGAGATGTTCATAAAGAATTCTTCAAATGGATTCAAGAATATTCTCTGTATGGTAAAGGGGAAGGAGTAAACTCTAACAAGCTTATTATGCTTCCACGAGCACATCTGAAGAGCCACATGGTTGCAACTGCTTGTGCTTGGTTCATTGTGCGTCATCCAGAGATTACAGTGTTTTATGTATCTGCTACAGCAGCTCTCGCAGAGAAGCAGCTTGCAGCTATTAAGGAGATATTAACTAGCGATAAGTTTACGCGCTACTGGCCTGAATATGTTCATCCACAAGAAGGTAAACGAGCTAAGTGGAATAATAGTGACATCATTATAGACCATCCAGCTAGACGTAAAGAGGGTGTACGTGACTCCACTGTGGCTACAGCAGGGTTGACAACTAACACCACTGGTTGGCACGCAGACTTAATCATTGCAGATGACTTGGTAGTTCCTGATAATGCGTATACAGAGAAGGGGCGTGAAGATGTAGCTAAAGCGGCCTCTCAGTTTACATCTATTCGTAACGCAGGAGGATTCACCCTTGCCTGTGGTACTCGCTACCACCCTAACGACATCTACTACACTTGGAAAGGACTCACCTTTGAAGAGTTTGATGAAGAGACTGGTGAAGTGTTGAATGAACATCCAGTGTGGAACATCAAAGAATATGCTGTAGAATCAGATGGTCGCTTTATATGGCCTCGGGCTATACGAGAGGATGGTAAGGCCTATGGATTCAACAGGTCTGCTCTAGCGCGTGTTAAAGCTGAATATATAGATAAGACTCAGTTCTATGCTCAGTATTACAATAACCCAAACGATGCTGGAAGTGCTCGTATCTCTGAGGATAAGTTCCAATATTACGATAAGAAGTTTCTGCGCCAAGAGGGTGGATATTGGTATATGCACGGTCGTAGACTTAACGTATACGCTGCTATTGACTTTGCATTCTCAATGGGACAGAGGTCTGACTATACAGCCATTGTTGTTATAGGGATTGATTCGGAAGGCGATATCTACATTCTTGATATTGACCGATTCAAGACAGATAAGATTGCTGAGTATTACAAACATATTAAACACCTTCATTCGCATTGGGAGTTCAGTAAATTAAGAGCTGAAGTTACTGTGGCTCAGAAGATTATTGTTAACGACATCAAAGACTACATCAAGAACGATGGAATGCGTATTGCAATTGATGAGTTTCGTCCCAATCGTACTAACGGAAGTAAAGAGGAACGTATTGCAGCAGCACTAGAACCTCGTTATGAAGAGATGAAGATATTCCATTTTAAAGGTGGACATATTCCAGCTCTTGAAGAAGAACTTGTACAAGCACGTCCACAGCACGATGACTTGAAGGACTGCTTGGCATCTGTTATTGAAATAGCCGTTAAACCGTCTCAGAAGCGTTCTGGGAACACTTTATTTAAATCTAAGGGTTTGCCTACACATAGTCGCTTTGGCGGCGTAGCAGCTCGCTAAGGAGCTTTAAAGCTTATGAGTTCTAAAGTAGCAGATATCGGAGTAACTTTCCAGCCAGACAATCCCTCTCAATGGATTATCAATCTATGGGATAAGTACCATCAACAGCGTCGTGGTAAAGTGGATGAATGGAAAGAGCTTCGTAACTACATCTTTGCAACAGATACAACCACTACAACTAACGCATCTCTCCCTTGGAAGAACTCTACAACCATTCCAAAGATTTGTCAGATTCGTGATAACTTACACTCCAACTATGTTAGTGCACTGTTCCCTAATGATGATTGGATGCAATGGGTAGCTTATTCTCAGGATGATGCTAAGAAATCTAAAGCCGACGCAATCAAGGCATATCTGTCTAACAAAACACGAGAGGGACATTTCAGTGCCGAACTCAGCAAATTGTTATATGACTATATTGACTATGGCAATGCGTTTGCAACAGTCACGTATGAATCAAACAGCCATGAAGTGGATGGTGAAATCATTCCTGAGTACATCGGTCCTCGGGTCTATCGCATCAGCCCTATGGATATTGTTTTTAACCCACTAGCCGCTACGTTCAAAGAATCCTTCAAGATTATTCGCTCTGTACGCACTTTAGGTGACTTAGCTAAACTAGCTAAGACTGACCCATCACAAGCCTTCTGGGAAGAAGCTGTGAAACGTAGACAAGATATGCGTATCCAGTGTGGAGGTTATTCTGTAGAAGATTTTGACAAGTATGAAGGATTCCAAGCGGATGGCTTTGGAAACATGTATGATTATTACATGTCTGATTACGTGGAAATCTTAGAATTCTACGGAGATTGGTACGACGCAGAAAAGAACGAACTCCATGAGAACACTCATATGGTTGTTGTTGACCGTATGAAGATGATTCATGAAGAGCCTATTAAGAACTGGTTTGGTTCTGCCCCTCTCTACCACGTAGGCTGGCGTTTCCGTACAGACAATCTGTGGGCTATGGGTCCTCTTGATAACCTAGTAGGTATGCAATACCGAATGGACCATTTAGAGAACCTTAAAGCGGATGCTATGGACCTCTGTGTGCATCCACCTCTGTTGATTCAAGGGGACGTAGAAGAGTTTGAATGGGGTCCCGGTGTAGAGATTCACGTTGATGAAAGCGGAAGCGTCTCAGAGCTTGGTAAGAACCTGAATAGCATCATGCAAGCTAACAATGAAATTCAGATGTTAGAACAGCGTATGGAGATGTATGCTGGTGCTCCTCGTGAAGCTATGGGCATTCGTTCTCCGGGCGAGAAGACAGCTTTCGAAGTACAACAGATGCAGAACGCTGCTGGACGCATCTTCCAAGAGAAGATTAATCAGTTTGAGACTGAACTGTTGGAGCCTGTTCTGAACTCTATGTTGGAGGTATCTAAGCGTAACATGGACGGTATGGATGTTATCCGTGTGATGGATGATGACTTAGGAGTAGAGATGTTTAGCAGCATCACTAAGGCTGACATCACAGCCTCTGGTAAGATTCGTCCTATTGGTGCTCGTCATTACGCTAAACAAGCTCAGGACCTTCAGAACCTTGTTGGTGTGTTCAATAGCCCTCTAGGTCAGATGGTAGCTCCTCATACTTCCTCTGTAAACTTAACTAAATTTCTTAATGACAATTTAGGTGTTAAAGCATACAACATCTTCCAACCTAACATTGCTGTTACAGAGAATCAGCAGACTCAACGTTTAGCAAATCAGGCTCAGGAAGATTTACAGATGGAGATGCGGGTTCCTGCACAAGGTCAACTATAATGAATACAGCATGGACTAAAGGAGTCCGAAAGGGTTCCCAAGAGGACAAAGATATACGCTCATCTTACGCAGAAGGTTTTATCTTACGTAAGCGTTTAACGCAGATACTTAAAGATAAATTCGAAGGTAAGATGAAAACAGCAATGTCTAATGATGCATTTGATAGCCCCTCGTGGGCTTTCATGCAAGCTGAATCTATTGGATACTCTAAGGCTTTAAAAGAGATAATTAGTCTTTTAGACGCAGAAATTAAGAAAGATTGAAAATAGTTGGTAAGCTTTTTCGAAAAAAGGAGTCTTATCTAGTATAAGAGATAAGTTATTAGATAACTAGATTGATTATACTTTATTATTCTAGATAAATAATACTAGATAGATAAGATAAACTAGATAATTAAGATAAGAGTAACAGGATAACTATGTCTGAAGAATTATTCTCCCAGAGTGCGGCTACCACCGCTCCTCCTGCGGAACCAGTATCGTCTCCTTCTGCGTCTACCTATGCGGACCTGCTAGGTAGTATTAAGAATGAGCAAGGTGTGCAGAAGTATGCAACCATCGAAGAAGCCCTAAAGGGTTTAGCTAATGCGCAAGAATACATCCCACAAGTTAAAACGCAACTATCTGCTAAAGAGCAGGAACTTGCTGACCTTCGTGCGGAGTTAGAGAAGCGTAAAGCAGTTGAAGATGTGATTGCGTCACTTCAGCCAAAACAGCCTGAACCTGTTGTTGAGCCTACCAGCCAACCAAGTCAAGGACTGAGTGCGGAAGATGTTCAGCGTTATGTGGAACAAGCGTTGAATCAATCCAAAGCACAAGATATTCAAACTTCCAACACGTCTAAAGTACGTTCGGCATTAGTTAGCAAGTATGGTGAAAAAGCGCAAGAAGTTGCTACAGCCCGAGCTACAGAGTTAGGCATGTCCATGGCAGATTTGAATAAACTAGCTGCGTCTTCCCCAGATGCTGCGTTAGCACTGCTAGGTGCTTCTGCTCCAGTTTCCACTGGTGCTCCTGTACGTTCTTCTGTCAGTCTTCCTGATGTACAACGTACAGTGTCCTTAGCTCCTGAAAAGAGTTTGATGCGTGGTGCTACTACTAAAGATTTGGTGGCTTACATGGATAAACTAAAACAGGCAGTTAAACAACAACACGGTTTTAATTAAGGAATAATAAATGCAAACTACTGCTAACTCCCAAGCTTTTATTGAAAGCGAGGTTGTTTCCAATTTCATTCTGCACAACCTCCATGATGGTCTGCTGGGTGAACAGTTCTATCGTAACGTATCTGATTTCGGTAACGGTACTACACTGAATATCAAAACTGTTGGTTCTGTAACCATTCAGGATGCTCAGGAAGATACCCCGCTGGTGTACAACCCAATTGAAACGGGTACTGTAACTCTCCAGATTACCACTCAGGAAGGTGACGCTTGGTACATTACTGATGACTTGCGTGAAGATGGTAATCAGGTTGATGCACTCATCTCAGCTCGTGCAATGGAAGGTACTCGTGCAATTCAGGAGAGCTTTGAAACTAAGTTTCTGGCTACCGCTAATGCTGCACAGACTAACGCCAACGCCAACGTAATTAACGGATTTGCACACCGTATTGCTTCTGCTGAAACTAACAACGTTTTTGCTCTGGACCAGTTGATTCGTACTCGTCTGGCTTTTGACAAAGCTAACGTTCCAGCACAAGGTCGTGTATTCATCTGTGACCCTGTAGTTGAAGCTACCCTGAACGGTCTCGTAACCATCACTCACGATGTTACTCCGTTTGGTGCTGAAATTCTCCAGAAAGGTTTGGCTTCTGGTATGCGTTTCATTATGACTCTGTTTGGGTTTGACATCATCCTGTCTAACCGTCTGGCAACTGGTTCCTTCTCTGATGGCACCACTACTGTTGCTAACGGTGTAGCTAACGTTGCTATGTGTGTTCTGGATGACCAGACTAAGCCTATTATGGTTGCATGGCGTCGTCAGCCTAAGACCGAATCTGAGCGTAATAAAGACCTCGCTCGTGATGAATTTGTAACCCGCTGCCGTTACGGAATGGGTCCTCAGCGCCTTGATACTCTGGCAATCATCATCACTTCCGCTGTTAATATCTAAGGAGCTTTGAATGGCTGGTTATGATTCTAATATTGGTCTGGGTGGTGTACACAACCACTACGGTCCACGCACTACGGATGGTGTACGAGGTGTTGCACCTTCTGACTCTCTTGAGCGTCAATACGTACTGGAGGTTGGTGCTGCTAACGTACTCACCGACCCCGGTGTTATCCCGGTAGGTTCCATCGTAACGGGTGTGTATGCTCCAGCAGGTGTTACAGCAGTTACAGTAGGTGGTACGGCTGTTACAGCAGCCACTGAAGCAGCCCCTGTACAAATCACTACGGCAGGTGCTCCTGTGTTAACTGGTGGTACTGCTGGTGATATTGTAATTGTTAAGTACATGCACACTGGTGTTAGCACTGGCGTAATCGTACCGTAATAACAACTAAGGGCGGCTCTTGTAGCTGCCCTTTTTTGTATCTGGAGACAGCATGGCTAAGATGTCCCTTTTGGAAATTACGCAGGATATTCTCAATGACCTTGATGCTGACTTCGTTAACAGTATTAACGATACGGTAGAAAGTCAGCAAGTAGCACAGATTGTTAAGAGTACATTCTTTGCGTTAATGCATCGTCGTAATTGGCGTAGCAATAAACAGCTTTTAAAACTTACAGCTTCTGGTGATGATGCACTTCCTACGCATATGTATCTTCCAGAAAATTTGAGTGAGTTGACATTAATCAATTATAATTGTCAGCAAGCAGGGCAGACACGTAAGTTCTATAAGAACATTAAGTTTATATACCCAGATGAGTTTTTGCGTAGACAGAACATGTTGAATGACGCAGCAGACAACGTAGACGTTATTCAAGACCCAACTGGTGTAGAGCTTATTATCCGCAATGACGTTCCTCCTACTTATTGGACAACATTTGACGATAACGCTATTGTCTTTGATTCTTACGATAGCGAGCTTGATGATACGTTACAAAGTCATAAGGTTCAAGCGTTCGGTTATTTAACTCCTTCATGGATTCATTTAGATTCAGCAATTCCAGATATTCCTGAAGAGGATTTCACTCTGTTGTTAGAAGAGGCAAAGAGTAGGGCTTCTATTAAGATACGACAGGTTGCTGACCAGAAGGCTGAACAGGAAGCTCAACGACAAGACCGTTGGCTTTCACGTAAACAATGGAGAGCTCAAGGTGGGGTGAGATATCCTTCCTACGGGCGTAAAGGTAGAAAATAATGACAGAGGTTTATAAAGATTACCGGATTGTCTTAGACGGTTTTGGTATGTATAAGATTTTAAATATGGGTAAAGGTGCTCTCCCTAAACATCTTTCTGGTAAGTATACAACTCCTACTTTTGCTAAATCAGCTATTGATGGATATCTGGCAATTAAGGGTGAGTGAGGTGATTAATGGCTGTCCAATCTGCCGCACAAGAGGTGAACTCTTTTAGTAAGGGAATTATAACAGAGGCAAGTCCTCTGTCATTTCCAGACAATGCCTCTATTAATGAGAACAATTTAGTTATTGAGAACGATGGCTCTCGTAGACGCAGATTTGGTATGGACTACGAACCTCAGTTTGTTACAAGAAATACCAATCAGTTAATCACTGCGGACTTAGCTTTTGCATCATTCTCTTGGAAAGCTCCGGGTGGATATTCAGACATAGAACTCCTTGTTGTTCAGGTAGGATCTCAACTGTTCATGTTTAACAGTACAATGCGTCCAGTGTCTGGAAGTTTAGTATATAGTGCAGATTTAGGAATTGCATCAAATACCACTGTTTCTTTTGCAGCGTCTGATGGTCTGTTAGTTGTTGCTTCAACAACAGCCACAATCCGTGTATATGATTGGGACGGAACAACTGTTGTTCCTTCAACAGGAAGACTTCTAATACGTGATTTATTTGGTGTGTCTGATGTTGTTTCTGGAAACAACCTGCTAGAAGGCTCTGGTGTTGCTTTTAGACCAGCAACAACTACTAGCGCTCATACATATAATTTACGTAATCAGACATTCGCTGTACCTCGCTTTAATGAAACAGATGAAATCTTATATGACCCTATATACTATTTTCAATTAAAGCACGGAGTTTACCAGTCTAATTCTGATAACTTAGTTGTATATTTATATGCCGACCCAAACCAAACAAGTGACAGGAACACTAGACGTTATTTCGCACAAGATAACTTTGCTAACCCGCTAGGTACATTCAGAGCACCTGTTGGCTATTTTATTATTGATGCGCTAGACAGAGGTGCTAGCAGAATGAGTGAGATAGGCAAGCTCCACGCCCAATATCCTCAACTCGTTGCTACTGTAACATCTCTTCCTACAGACCGAACTCCTGATGGAGCATCTGTTGTAACAAGTTTTGCTGGACGCGTTTGGTTTAGCGGATTTAGTTCTAAGATTATTGGTGGTGACAGTGAATCTCCTAGAATGGGAAGTTATGTACTGTTCTCTAAGTTAGTAAAGAGCCCGTCTGATGTTTATAAGTGTTACCAAGATGGAGACCCTACTTCTGCTGAAGCTCCTGATTTGTTAGATACAGATGGTGGTTTTATACGTCTGGATGGAGCTAACAATATACAGAAGCTTATTAACGTAGGTGATTCATTAATTGTTGTAGCAGAGAACGGTGTATGGCGTGTAACTGGTGGTAGCGGTTATGGGTTTAAAGCTACCGACTATCTAACCAGTAAGGTTACAGAGCACGGAAGTGTTTCTCCTGAAGCAGTGGTTGTGGTTGATAATACCATTATGTTCTGGAGTGAAGATGGTATCTACCACCTAGCTCCTAACCAGTATGGAGATTGGGTTGCTACCAGCTTAACAACGAATACAATACAAAGCCTGTACGACAATATTCCATACAATTTTAAAATTAGAGCTAAAGGTCTTTTTGATTCTTATCAACGTAGAGTTAGATGGATATATAGTACAGAGTTGGTTGCTGGAGTTGAAGCGCAAGAGTTGGTGTTGGATGTAAATTTAGGAGCATTCTATACAGCCTCTGTTGCACAAATTCCTGGACTTAATTCTCCTAAACCTGTCAGCCTTGTTAGAGTGCCTCCTTTCACAATAGGTACAGAAGATACATCAGTAATTGATATGTCATCTAACACAGTTGTGGATTCTCTTACAAATACAGTTGTAGTGTCTGAAGAAGCTCAGATTAGTGCGATTAGTGAATTACTATATGTCACATCTGTTCCTTCTGTAGATGGGTTGTTTAAGTTTACATTCTCCTACTACTACGATACAGGTTTTAGAGATTGGCGTTCTCATAACAATATTGGTATTGATGCTAAAGCTTTTCTAATAACTGGTTGGACTGGATTTGGTGATTTTCAAAGAATGAAACAAATTCCATATCTAACAATTTATTCTATAAAGACTGAAACAGGTTTCGATACGCAATACAATCCAATAAACCCTTCTTCTGTATTGGTACAAAGTCAGTGGAGTTGGTCAAATAGTGCGTCATCTGGAAAATGGAGTCCACAGTTCCAAGCTTACAGACATAAACGTTTGTGGTTCCCAGAAGACAACTTAGAGAGCTTCGATGACGGAGATTTAGTTGTTAAGACGCGTAATAAGCTACGAGGAAGAGGAAGCGTTCTTTCTTTGAAGTTTGATACAGAGCCTGATAAAGACTTCCATGTACTTGGATGGTCTTATACTATTAACGTAAACGGAAAGCCATAATGGAAAGACAGATAGCTGCCTTGTATACTGGTGAAGATTTCATTTCTTATGCGGAGTATGCAGGTGGCTTTCTGTTTCTCCACTGTGAAGTGAAAGTGTGGAATAAAAGCACTCTTAAGAAGATTAAAGAAGGTATTAAGCTTGTTAAGAAATACGCTTTAACAATTGGATATGATAAACCCCTATTCACTTATACTCAAAATCCTAGATGGGTCAAGATGATTGGTGGTGTGTATTCTGATGAATTTGATGCTGAAGACAAGAATTATGAATTGTGGAAATGGGAGTAAGTTATGGGAGTAGAGACTGCGGGAGTAATCATAGCCGCTGTTGGTGCTGCTGCTACAGCTTATGGGGCTTCTGAACAGCGTAAGGCTGCTAAGAGACGCTCAAGTGCTGAGAAAGAGGCTAAAGAAATTAGTGCAGCCCAACAGAAAATTGAGCAAGCAGAAAAACAAAGACAGCAGATACGTGAACAACGTGTACGTACTGCCCAGATTGCACAAAGTGCATCTAATGCAGGAGCTAGTGGAAGTTCTGGTGAACTAGGGGCTATTAGTGGAACACAGACTGTTACAGGAAGTAATATTGCATTCGGTCAAAGTTCTACATTAGCGGCTCAAGGTATTTCTAATCAAACCCAAGTAGCTGCTGATGCTTCTCTTGAAGGGCAGATTGCAGGTGGTATTGCTAGTCTGGGTGGAAGTGCTATGAATCTTGGCTTCCAGATGGGTGCAGGTAACGCTCTGTTTGGTCAAAGCGGTAAGCAATCACTAGAAGCAGATTTAACGAATAAGATGAACGCAAATCCAAGTATTTTCTAAGAGGGAAGTATGGCAGAACTCAATGATTTCGTAGAAACACAGGAATACAGTATCGAGGATTTCACTGACCCTTCTGCTGTACAACCTCCTGTTACAAGTTTGGGAAGTGACAGAAGTGCTGCTGCACACGCAGCTATGCTGTCCCCAGAACCTGCTAATGCCATTCAGGCTTATGACCAGATTGTGGGAGAACGTGCTTCTACAGGAACCAGTGATACAGAAGAAGCTTTAGTTACTAATGCTCGTGGTGAGAACATGCTGGCTTACCAGCGTTCCACTGCTGAGTTACTAATGGACCCTTCAGCTTCTCAAGAATGGAAAGCCGCAGCTATTGGTGTTGTAAACGACCCAAATTCTACGTTGTATGACCCACGTACAATGGTGGCTACTAAAGCTGCTACACAGAAAGTAGATAGTGAAACTCAAGAAGCTGCGTTGCAACGTGGAATTGCAGCGGCTGGTATCAATGAAGTTTTAGAGTTCCAGCGTGAGAAACAGAAACATTATAACTCAATGCAACTTGTTTCTGACAAAGATAAGACAGCAGATTGGGTAAGCACTGCGGAAGGATTTATTCCTTTAGCGTCTGGTTATAAAGAAGCACGTATCACTCGTGACTTAGCTGGAAATGATTGGAGTACATTCCGTACAGCGATGGCTACAATCTTTAATGGTAAAACTGTTAAAGAGCGTAATGAAATGTTCAACAGCTTGCCAATCAATCAGCGTATGCAGATGATGGATAAGATTGCTGACATCATTTCTACAGATGGTCAGACTATTTTCCTGCCTAGTTCTCGTGACACAGTTAACCTGAAAGCATTCATGCAGACAGTCGAGAGCGATGGATATTCCACCACTGAAGAAACAGTGGATAACATCCTTGGGGTTCTGGACTTTGCTGGTGTTGGTAGTATGGTGCGTACTGGCGCCAACTATGTTACTAAGCTAGGTAAGTTGGCAGGTGAAGCGGACACTGTTAGTGATTCTTTCCGCAACGTTGTGCGTACTAACGTAACTACCGATGTGCAACCAACCTCTCTGCATAACACAGTTAAAGATGTAAACCCTCAGATGGGTAGGAACCTGTATAATGCTACGCTCACTGATGAATCTGGGGAGCTGGCGACTGCTGTGTATGGTACTAGTCGTGAAGACGCTATTGCATCTGTTGTCGCTCCTAAACCTGCAACCGTGGATGGAACAGTTGCTAGTGCCATCTCCCATCCTGAACTCGAAAGTGATTTCGGATTTATGCCGGACGCTGACATTCTAGATTTTGTAGATAATTCTGGAGCAGCTTGGCTGACTCAGTCTGAGAAACGTGTTCTTCGCTCTTCTGTTGTGAACGACTTCCGTAATGCTGTTGGAATGGTCAATCGTAAGGAGATGGGAAGCGTTGAGAGCCTTCCAGACGGTGTACGCTTTAGTTCTGTATATGGTCCAACTGATAACGGCTGGAGTGGCTTACAGGAAGCTGTAGACCAAGCACAGTTTGCTCTGAAGAACTATGGTGTGACAGAGAATGAAATTTCTGTTCTAGTGCGTCAGGGAGACAACTACGTACCTCTGGATAAGAAAGTTCAAGCCACTCTAATGGCAGGTAACAACCCTCAGATTAAAGGGGACTACCTGTTACAGATTGACCATACGTACAAATATGACTCTTCTAAACTTAGTGACGGATTTGAATTCTTAGATGTGCGTAACAATGGATTTGACCGTTGGCTTCCGGGAGGAGGTAAGATTGAACAAGGAACTATACAGAGTAATGTATTAGACCCTCAGTCTATGCTCAACCCTAAGTTAACTAAAGGAGCTACAATCGCTTCTTTACGCACTGCTGGTTTAGAACAGAAGCTTTTACAAGGTGCTAAAGATTATGTAGAATCTCTCCAAATTCTTCCATCCGCTAGACAGGAACGCATCTTCTCTAAGATTAGAGAGAATAACGTTAAGGGACAAGGGCTAAACTATGCCAACCTAAAAGCAGAAGGTTTCACAGACAATGAAGTGGATGTTCTGGCTAAATGGCAGAAGAATCAGGATACCCTGTACGCTATCTCTAACCGAGATATGATTAAGACTTACACTTCTCGTGGATATGGCTTGATGGAGCATCCAGACAGTGGGACTCGTCTAATTGTTCGTCCTGTTGCCCGTAACCAAACTGGAGATAGGGTTAAGGCTTATGACCCACTCACTGACAGTGTTGTGGATTTGGACGCTAAAGCTCTTACCGATTTGTATGCTGGCAACGGTAATGTGGCTAAGTCTATTTCTCCTATCAATGTAGATGGTGTTAACGTTGAGCATGTCTTAAACCGTAACGCTGCTGGTTCTACGTATATTCGTAAGATGCGTAATGATGACCAAGTGTTAAACTATCGTAAAGGCTATTACGCTGTACGCTATCGCAATCCCCACTTTATTGAGAGGAAAGTGGTAGATGCAGACGGTAAACCTGTTTTGGATAGTTCTGGTAAAGAGATGTGGAAAGCAGTTGCTACAGCGTCTGATATCCCTAAAGCTAAGAAGGCTGTTGAACGTTTAACAACTACTACTGGTGGTGAATATCGTTTCCGTAATGACCTGAAAGGTGAAGACTTTGATAATGCCTCTCATGCTGTATTGCAGACAGGTGGCATGTCAAGTCAACGTTTACGTGGTGAACGCTTAGAAGAAGCTCTAGGTGACAACCAGCTTCTGTCTGATGCTACACACATCGAAAGTCCTATTGAGAGTATGGTTCATGCTATGCAATCTGTCTCCTCTCGCGTATCTACTCGTGATTGGTTAGAGACAGCTAAACAACGTTTCATTGCTCAATACGGAGATGTGCTACCTAAGAAACAAGGTCAGACAGTTTATCCAGCTACTCGTTCTGAGATTGGTGAAGCAGGGAATAAACGCACTAAGATGGCGGCTGATGCTCGTACAACGTGGGAATATATTCGTGCCATGGAAGATGGATATAAGAACTCGTTAGACGATGGAGCTAAAGCGCTTCTGAATGGTATTGCTGAATGGATGGGACATAAAGGCTTTGGGCTCGGGGAGCGTGCTGCACGTGCTGTTGGTGAACAAGCGGACATTACTGGTAAGTTAAAAGGTGCAGCATTCACTATGTATCTTGCGGCTAACCCTATTCGTCAGTTGTTAGTTCAAAGTCATCAGATATTGATGCTTGGTTCTTTACACCCTCAGTATGTCTTCTCTCAGCTTCCAAGAGACCTTATGGTGATTATGGCATACCATGCTGGGGCTAAACCATCTAAAGCTCTCCTGAAGGCTTCTGGACGCACTGAGGCGGAAGCTAACGCTATGTTCAAGGCTCTTAAAGACAGCAATATTGGTGCAGGTATTACCAAGAACGAACTAGTCTCTGAGAGTATGAACAGCTTAGTGGATGAAGCTTCTCGCTTTGCACGTACTACCAATAAGGTTAGCAAGTACACCACTCGTCCGATTCAGCAAGCAATTGCTCTGTCGCGTAAAGTGGGCTTTGACTTTGGTGAATATCTCTCTTCTGCTTCCGCGTTCTTAACTGAATACGACAAGGCTATTAAGTCTGGTATTAAGATGGACGCTACAGCAATTGAAGACATCACCACACGTTCTCGTAACCTTGTGTATAACATGGATAGGGCTGGTGCTCTTCCTTACAACCACAACTCTGCTGCGTTAGTAACTCAGTTCTTACAGGTTCCTCATAAAGCTATTCTCCAATTTACTGCTAACCGTGGGCTTAGTCCTATGGAGAAAGGTAAAATCTTGGGGTATATGTTCACTATGTTTGGAACCACTTCGTTAGGATTTGGTAGCATTGTAGAAGCGTACACTCGTGACCTTCTGCCAGATGACCCTACCTATCGTGAAATCTTAGTGAACGGTTTAGAAACTGTTGTTCTTAACAAAGTGTTCAGTGAGCTGTATGGAGAGCAGGTAGGAATTGATTTCTCTTCTCTTGCTCCTCTCGATGTCTATGGTGTGTCTGAGTTCTTAGGTAGCGTATTAGATTCTGGTCCTCTTGAAATCTTTGCTGCTTCTCCTGCTGGTAGTCTGATTGCAGGTTCTAACCCTCGTGTTGCTACTCTGTTGAATACAGCAGCTACGATGGTAGGCCTAAAAGACCCAGCAGAAGGTATGTCTCCTCCTTCTTGGTCTAACTTGGCTAAAGACTCTGCCAACCTGTTCTCTGGTTTGTCTAATGCGTTTAAAGCGCAATATGCTTGGGAGTATGGTAAGAAGCTGGGGGCATTAGGTGGAACTACTGACACTAATGTAAACAAAGTGGAAGCTATTGCTGCGGCATTAGGTTTACCTACTCAGGATGAAACCAAATACCGTAAAGCAATGGAAGCTGTTTACAAGAATGACAAAGAGATTGAGAAAGATGTGAAGGAACTCTTCCGTCTAACCTCTATTCAAATGGCACAGGATGATATTGACGCATCTCAGTATGAGTATGTATCCAAGATGATGGGGCAAGGGATGACTGTATTTAAAGGTAATCCTAAAGCCCTTCAGTATTGGAAAGCTGAGATGAAGAAACAATCTACCAATCGTGATAATAAGTTCATTCGTCAGATGATGGACTATTCCGGTTGGGGTACTCCTGACAAGGTGAAGAGTTTGATTGACAATGCTCCTCTTGATGCGGAACGTAAAGGTAATCTGAAAGCCTTCGTTGACTACCAATTGGAAACTAGACAGGACATTAAGGAATAAATATGGCAGCAGGTATGTTTGAAATTGGAATTGGGGGGCCTTCGGGCTCTCCTGTCCAGCCTCAACAGGCAGTGGTGGATACTTCTAATGCTCAATTGTTAGATACACTTGGTAGTGCTCTTCCTCGTTTAGCAGGTACACTCATTCAGGGGTATGCTGATGTCAAACAACAGGAACAGAAGACGGCAGCAGCTAACCAGAAGAGCAGTGTTATGGCTGGTTATGCGCAGAAAATCACAGCTATTAACGCAGCAGTAGACCAAGGGAAGATGTCTTGGGCAGAAGCTAAGACGCGTACTCGTGCGTTATATAATGAAACTGTTGCCTCCTTCCCATCAATCACTGAGGACATCACTAAGTTCCAAGGTGATTTGAATAGCACTGCTGGGCTTGGAGATACAATTGCTAAAGGGACAGCAGTTGACCAGCAGATTAACGATGACAAGAAGAAAGCTACAGCAGCGGGATTTGTTTCTCCCTCTATGACTCCTGACCAACAGGATGCTGGGTTACAACGCTATAAGGATATGGAACACAACCTGTACATGATGAATTACAACTCTAAGCAGCTTGCTCTACAGGCTTCTCAATTGGAGATTGTAAATAAACGTGAACAGATTGCTTCTAGTCGTGCTTCTCGTGCTAACGCTGAACTAGACCGTAAGATTAAGCTTAACAAAGTGAACTTACAGAATAGTTTGTCTGATGTTAACGTGGCGTATTACGGAAAGGTTCGTTCTGACATTCAAGCTGTTATCGATAACAAAGTGATGGACGGTGCTCAGAAGCAAGCAGCCATTAACGAGATTAGGAACAACTACACAGCTCAGTTGATGCCTATCCGTGGTGCGGCAGGTAGTGACTATGTAGATAATCTCACTAAGCCTGTGTTCGACATGATTGACAACAGCATGGACTTCGCTAGTGGGAAGATTACTAAGGAAGCCGCAGAGAACAAGAACGCTGCCCTAACAGCTATTGCTCAGAGTGAGATTATGCGTGACCCTGTTCTGGCTAAAGCAGCAGCAGCTTCTAAGATGTTCCCTCAGTTCAGTGATGCAATCATCTCAACAGTTAGTCCTACAGTTGTTAACATGCTAAAGAGTAATATTGACCCCAACAGCACTAAGCCTGTTAATCTTGTTGACCCTGATAATCAAGCAGATGTTAAGACCTACCTGAAAGGTGTAGGTGAAGTTTCTACTAAGATTGCTCAGAAAGACCCTTCCATTCAAGACCCTAAAGGTGCTTTACAGGAAGCACAGACTAACGTAAACAACATCCTTAAAGGTATTAATGCGTTCTCTCTAGCTGTAGAGAAACCTTCCCAGCTTAACAACGTAACAAACTTCCTTGCGTCTAAAGACTTCATTAACTACCAGAAGGCAGGAGGTCAGATTAATGCATCCAACACTGAATCAGTTAAGAGTGTGGTACAGGAACAATATAACAACCAAGTCATACCTGTGGTACGTAAAGAGTGGGAAAATTCGAAGACTATTGTGGGTGCTCCTACTGGTGTGAAACAGATTGGTCGTGTATCAATCCCTGTTTCTCCAGAAGCTAACACTGCTGACGCTGTCCAGTATAAATGGACTGGCTCTTCTCTCACCTTTGTTCCTGCTAAAGGGTTTGAACAGAACCGAATGGCAGCAGCCAAGGCTCGTGAGCTTAACTCTAAGGTGAGCCCTCTGATTAACAAGATGGTACGTATGAATGCTCACTTAGATGGTTCAGAAGATTACGCTAAGTATTTCTCTGACGTGGAAGGAGCTATCTTTGGAGAAGCTGAACCAGAGCAGAAGGCGCAATCAGCAAAAAAGACTAAACCCTCTTGGAATGAGCAATACGGTGGCTCTCCTAAAACAGAAGAGGGGATGGTCTCCGCAGGTAACATCGACCTAACTAAACGCCCCCAAGTTAAGAATGAAGACGGCTCCATCAGTACAGTTCGCTCTCTTTCATTCAGAGACGAAGAACTTGGGTTGGAAGTGTTGGTTCCTACGGTTAGCGATGATGGTCGTATAATGTCTGATGAAGAAGCTATCGATACTTTCTACCGGACTGGTAAAAGTTTGGGAATGTTCCGTACTCCAGAACAAGCCGATGCGTATGCTGAGAAGCTTCACAATAAACAAGCTGAATACTATAAGGTAGGTGAGTAATGCGGAATAACGAAGTAGGAGTGAGCATGGGTGTAGGGAGTGGTGGGTTGTTGATGTGGTTTTCTACGCTCTCTGTAGCTGAATGGAGCTACATGATTGGTGCGTTTGTAGCTGTAGCTTCTCTTGTGTATGGTTTCTATTTTGCATGGAAGAAGAATAAGCGTGACCAAGAAGAGCATGACTTGAAGATGGAGGCAATACGCCGTGGAATTAAAGAGTCGTGCAGTTAAGTGGATAATGGGGGCTGGCTTCGCAGCAGCTTCCACAATCATTATGGTGAATGAGGGGTATAAGGAAACCTCTTACAAGGACGGGGCTGGAGTTTGGACTATATGTTATGGAGAGACTAAAGGCGTTACGAAGGGTATGCGTAAGACTAAAGAGCAATGCACAGCTCAACTTAAAGAGTCGATGGAGACGCATTCTAAAGCCCTTGAAGGTCTTCCAGACTCCACCCCTGATGTTGTAGCTCTAGGGAGTTTAGACTTTGCTTACAACGCTGGTGTATCTGGATTCAATAACAGCCAGATTAAATCTTATCTGCTTAAATCAGATTACACTAACGCGGGTAAAGCTGTTCTCTCTTGGCGTTACATCACCATAACCCAGAATGGAAAGAAGGTTAAGTTTGATTGCTCAACGAAGGGTAATAAACTTTGTTGGGGCTTGTGGAAGCGTAGGCTTGTCCAAGCAGATATGATTGGTAACAAGATAAGTGTGGAAGAAGCACTGCGGAGGTTAAATGCCTTATAAGCTCCTAGGAGCCTCTGTATTGATTTCTATTGTATTGGCTGTGGGTATGTTCATCTTATGGCAAGAAAACGCCTCACAAGCCCGTACAATTGATTCTATGCAAGCTCAGATAGGTATTCTAGATAAGCAAGTGAAGGCTAGGGAGAGTTCAGCCGCATCTCTTAAGAAAGACAAAGAGAGAGCTATTAGTGAGAGGGACATGTACAAGAGGAAACTTAATGAATCGGAAGAAGGTAGTGAGTGTACTAATGTGCCTCTTAATGATCACACTAAGTGGTTGCTCGACGAACTATACAACAGTCAGCCCTCCAAGTGAGTATACGCAGAAAACTCTCTATCCAACACAGAGACCAGCTACGTATGGTGAATGTATCACTGTAGCTATTCCTGATTGGAAGGCTGCCTTAGATAGTGCTAATGCAGATAAGCAAGCTATTGTTGATTTCTATGAGGGAATGAAATGAAACGTTATGTATTCACAACTCAGCCCTTAAAGGGTAAGAAGATTAGTGGGAAGCTTACAAAAGACTTTGAGAGTTTCACTAAACTGATGTCTACATTTCCTACAGACCGTAAAAAGAATAAGAAGGTGTTATAATGCCTAAGAAGGGTGAATATAAGAAAGGGGCTACAGCAGACTCTGTTCGTCAGCGTAAGTATAACTCAAGCCCAGAACAGAAAAAGCGTAGAGCAGAAAGGAATGCTTCTAGACGCAAGATGGAGAAAGCAGGTAAGGCGAGGAAAGGAGACGGTAAGGATGTAGACCATCGCAATCACAATACGAAAGACCAGTCTTCTGGTAACTTGCGTATGATGTCTAAAGGTAAAAATAGAGCCAAGAATCTTGGCACTGGTGGACGTAAGAAGAAGGGTAAATAATACATGGCTACTAATAATTTTCGTTTGGAATCTAAGAAGTTCTTTAATGCTCAAACAGGTAAAAACAAGAAAGCTTGGGCAGAAGCAGCCGCAGCTTACTACCGTCAAGTGGGAAGTTCGTCTAAATCAAACTTTACCGATGCAATGGCAGTATATTTCTCTAAGATTAATGCTGGGACAATTTCTGCTCCTGTTAGTCCAACAGCAACGCAAGCATTGGTCAGTAATGGAGGAACTACAACTGTCAAGAATAGCGCAGGAGCTACAATTTCCGCAGCAGCCACATACACTGTAGCAGCCAGTGCCGTGACAGGAGTTAATCTCCCAGCCACTGTTGCAGGTATTTCTAATTCTGGAACCACCAACGTACCGATTACATTTACCACAGCTCGTTCTGCCGGAGCAACGGCAACGGCTGTAGCTACCTACACGGTAGCTAATGGTGTAATTACAGCAATTACTATTGCATAAGGTTCTATATGGCAAACATATTACACTCTCAATTAACAGGGAGTGACCTTCATGAAACCAAAGGAGCATCCAGTGCATCTGTAGGTCAGGTGCCTATTGCTAATGGTTCTGGTGGAGCTCCTTTTGGACAACTGAGCTATACGCAGATTGGAAATACACCTATTCCTAAGCTCCAATTGAATGGTGTAGCTAGCACTGGACAAGCTATTATAAAGACATATACCACCACCTCAACAACTGGAGGGGCTTGGTCTGTATCTGTTGCAGGTTTTACAACCATTTGGGCTGTCAGTGCTACAGCTATTGATAATGTCGAAGCTCTAGGTGTTGTGGCTACTGTTAAGGTTGCTAGTACATCTAGTGTGTCTGGAATTACAGTTACTCAGGCAGCAGCAGCTAACACAGCTAAGGTTGGTGTTCCTGTTCAAGTTATTGTTATCGGTGTTTAATAAGGAAGTATAAATGTTTAATGAAAAAGATGTAGTTGTTGTTATCAAAGCGGATGTTGAATTGGAACTTGGCAAGGTGTTGATGGTCAAGTCTAAACTTGGATTTGATGGGAGCCAGAATTGGTATCTTCTCACTGATGGGGGTAGAGACTATCTAGTGCATGGAAGTAAGGTGAGTATGTCTGTTCCATTTAATGTAGAAGAAGCTTCTGTGTGACAGGAGGATAGATGGCGTGGAATGAAGCACTACTAAGGGCTACAAGGGATGGAGCTATTCTTCAGGAGGGCACTAGGGAAGGACGCATCTATAACGCATCTAGAAGGACTGTAGGGGTTGCAGCTAGCTCTAGTATTGACACAATATTTATTACTAGTTCTCTGCCTGTATATCTATTTCAGAGGGATATTGGAAGAAGTGGCCTTGGTGTTATGGCTAATATCTACAGAGGTCCAACCTATACGGGAGGTGTTCTATCCACTGGAATCTACAGCGTTAATGATTTGATTGGTGATGGTACCCTGTCTTCTGTTGATATCCTGACTGGAGCTACGGTAACAGCTACAGGAGAGCAATCAATAGCTACATCTTACGCAATAGGAAATACATCTAACCAAGGACAAGGAGGGTTGGCTCAGATTAAGCAGCCTCTGTACATGCTTCCTAATACGTCCTACCTATTGCGTATAACTAGCTTAGACACACAGGCTCAAGATATTACATCTGAACTGGCTTGGTATGAAGGGTATCTCTAATGAGGGTTTAATAGTGCCATATGTTAAGATTGAAACAGGAAAGGATAAAGGGAAGTATAGAGTGAAGGCAGGGAAGATGAAAGGGAAGGTGATTAGTGATGCTCAAAGAAAAGCTATAGAAGCTAATAAACATAAGAAAGGTAAGAAGTAGAAACAAAAAAGCCCCTAACCAAACTAATGGAAAGGGGCTTATTTATTTACTGACCTGTTAAACAATTCACTAAAGTGAACAGGTCATTTATTCTTATTTATCATCTAGAGTGCATTGCTCGCTAAACGCTCATCTTCTATTCATTCTTCGCTTCGCTTCGAATTCTCGCACTCTCTATACTAGAAGTAACTCCTTTTTTCGAAAAAGCTTACCGTTTTTAAGAAACTATTTTATAAATGAATGAAAAATAGAAGTTTTTATTTTAGCTGTTTTCTGCGTAATCTGCGTATTCCTTCAGGTTTTTCTCCTTCTTCATTTGTTTAGAACGAGTATCTTTAGTCTTGATATGTGAACGAACAATCCCATCTCGTAAGTCTTCTTCACGTAACCAATGTGAACGTTTAGTCCTTGACATCTTCATCTCCAAACAGTTTATTCCAGAGTTCTACTTTAGCTTTAGCCATAGCTTCTGAACAGAAGCAAATGGGTGTAAATGTCTTACCGTACCGATTAACATCAACCTTCTCTACAATACACAGATGATTGTGAGGATTTGGGCTCTTGATGTATTGGTAATAGGAGGTTCCGAAGAACCTCTTTAAGAAACGTTTAAATCGCATGAGCAATCTTAATTCCCTTAATTCGTTTTGTTGAGCGGAATACGTGTAGACACCCTTTACAACGATAGCTCTCAAACGCACTCTGCATAGTATACGCATTCTTCTCTAAAACAGTAATGCGCTTATCACCACAACAAGGACAAGCAACATCATCACCATCTGCGTACAAGGCGACATTAGGATGCTGTTTATCATATGGTCGTAATTTAAGATATACGTTTTCCAGAGTAGTGATATCTCGTTTGTTATATTCAACCATGTAGTTCCAAGCATCCGCATCTCCATTCATACAGCCAATCCATGTCTCCATCTGATTAGCCATCTTATCTTCTTCAAATCCAAAGAAAGCAATAAGCTCCTTCAAACTGTTAGCTGCAAACTTGAATTGCTTCTTAGCCACTTGTAACGTATCAATCACTTTGTAAGGACTAGGCATCCCCAATCCGTGGAAAGCAAAGCGTGTATTTGCATAAGCTAAATCAAACTTAATAGCGTTATGTGCAATTACAATGTCTGCTTTGTCCAACAATTCCCACAAGCTTTTTACAATGTTATAGTCATTGACATCACCAGCTTTATAATCCCCGTAAAAAGGAAGAGCATCAGCAAATACTTCATCACTACCCAACCGCTTGGCTGCCCATGATAGCATATAGCTGCGCTGTACCACTTGATTAGGAGCTACGTTCTGTCTCCAGCGTCCCCAAACATAGGCAAGCTCTGGAGCTGTTTCAATATCGATTATAAGAGCCTGTACAGCATTCTCAGGAGCCTTCTCCTTCTTGCCGTAATAATGCTCGGCTAAGATGTAAAAGACGCTAGAAGCTGCTGTACGACGTTTAAACACCTCTTCGGAAATGAGACGATGTGAAAAGCCTTTCTTCTTCAGTTCGATTACTTTTGCGATTTGTTCGTTTGTATAATTCATCAGACGCCTTATTGTTATTAGTATTGTCTTCTTCTCTGTCAAATCCCCATCTGGGGTCTAGCCCTGCTCTATGCCAGTCACTTGGAAACTTTTCCATCCTCCAATCCTTTCTTCATACAACCTAGCGCATCACCTGTTTTAACAAGACCACCTAAGATAATCATACCAAGCGACAATACAATTACTCCAACAACAATGAAGGGAAATGCTAAGATGTTACGAACAGTCTTCATTATTTACCTGCCTTATAGTCTAAAAGAAAAAGGGCATTGACAGCTACATGTGCTAAATGGTTTAGTCCACTCTCTTGGTCTTTCTCTTCTCCCTGATGTATCGCAATAAGATGACGAAGCAAAGCAGCAAGATAACGGTCTTCAAGGTTGTCCACCTTCTTCCAATTCTCACGTCCGTATTTAATTTCTCCCATACGTAACGCTTTAGCTACTTCCACTAACGCATTAGGGACTTCTTGAAACAGGAGATTCATATGAGGCTTGTCTTGGTCATGTTTAACACCATAAATAGCTTTACTCCAAGCGTCCATCACATCCCCTTCTCTATCCATTGTTTTGCTAATTCATAATATTCCAAAGCAGCTTTCTCATTACCTTTATCCAATTCTTCGTCTTGACGACGACGGCAATAGTCAGAAGGCTTCTCTTCCTTTGGAATGCGTTTACCTTTCTTATTTGTCAATTTACCACCTTAATCATGTAATACATAAGTGAAAGAAGAAGGGGCCAAATCCCTAGCCCCAATAGATAATTAGTCAGCCGCTTGAGCATCCAGAATCACCTTCCGTTCAACCGCATCTACACCGTAGAGGCGAATTGCTAACAGAATGGCGTGGATTGCTGCCTTATCATTATCTGTGAATTGATTTAAATACTGTTCAGCCTCTTCTTGATTGTATTGCTCAAGAAGATTGGTGGTCATTACAGCACGATTGTAAGTACGCAGGAGAGTTGCTTCAATTTCATTAAAATTATTATGTTTCATATTAGCCTTATTATTATTGTTTATTAGCTTTACGTTCTTCGTTTTCTTGTTTAGTTTTTATTTTGTGACAGTCTTTGCAAAGGACCTGTAGCCCGTCAGAAGAGCAGAACATTCTTTGTATAATATCGTCCCAGTTAGTAAAACCAGAGGTAGCCACCACAGGCTCACAGTGGTCAACAACCACAAGCTTAGCAGGAAATAGGGAGTTACAATCAGCGCAACGATAATGTTCCGCAACCCTTCCCGATAACTCGTTAACCATTTTACCACACTTAGCTTCATTCAACACCTTATACTTAGGAGGCCATTTCCTACTACCTGCCCTAAGAACAGATTTAACAAAAGACTCATATCTACTCTGAGTCCACTCTGGATATGCCTCACACATCTTCTTACTCGTTGATGATTTTGGGATTGAACACCTCCTCTAAGAAATAATAAATACGTTTAGCTTCCTCTGCTGTGAGTCCAACTTCTCCTTCTGGAACAGTAAACCAGAATGGATAGTCATAATTTCCTTCTAGCACATCAGCTTCTAACAACCTATTACCTGTCACTTCATCTTTAATCTCTAGATTCAAACTTCCTCCCTCCATAACACTGGTGTCCCGTCCTCTCGTAGAGAGCGTACCATCCACGCTAGACGCCCTTGCTCTAACAGCCTTTCTTCTGCTTCTTCTCCGTATTTGAATGTGTACGCTTCCAATACCACGTTGTACATCTCTTCATCTGTTTTACACTCATTCAAGATTGCAAACGCTCGAATAGGACCACATCCCGGAAGCCCTCCATATGTATCTGTACTATCTCCTGTCAACACTTGGCTGTAGAAGAATTTTAAACCAGTACCAATAACTTTCTTAGGACCTTTCAGTTTAAGCCAGCCAATGTCATCTACCCATTCAGGTCCAAAGCTTCCCTGTTTACCACATTCCCAAGTGTAAGTATAGCCAGGAATCTGACGCAAATCCTTATCACGTGAACAGATAATTGTATTACGGTCTTTCAGATGCTTCATTTGTTCAATAGCTAACGCATCATCAGCTTCCATCCCATCAACTACAACAGCCCCCCATGTTGCTACCATGTAGTGGCGGATGTAACTCCAATGGAAAGGTTTAACAGCTTTACGTCCTCCTTTGTATTCCTGTTGCTTTGCGATGTTGTGTCGGAAGTTTCCCTTACCAGTTAGAAACAGTTTAGGAGGCTCTGTAGCATATACAGCAGCACAGATTTCCTTAATCTTATTATCTACTAATTGATTCACTTCCTCTACAGGAATAGGAAAGATTTCATTGTCAATCTTCTTTTGTGCGGCAAACCCAATTTCATAGGCCAGAATATCCGCATCAATAAGAGCAGTCATTGTCATGTTATTATTTCACCATTTTATTATGTGGCTCTTCCTTGAGCCTTATTCAAATTACCAAGGATTCTGATTGTCGTCTTCTGCTACATTAGGTTCAACTGCGTCTTCACCAACACCTTCTTCCACAACCACCTTCACAGACTCTACAACGCCTCCTGCGAGGAGTTTCTGTAAAGGGCTCCCATCGTATTGCAGGTTGCTTTTAATCTGCTCCTGAAGCCATTCAGGAAGGCTACGGAAGATTTCCAAGTCAGGGGCTGACAGGTCAAAGATTTTAACTGGATTCTTCAACTCAGGAACAGCCATCCCTTTCATTGGAGGAGCAACGTTTCCAATCTTAGCTTTTCCGCTCTTCTTGTGAGCGATGGTTACAGTGCAAGGATAGCCACCAAGCTGCCCCCAGTCCCCTTTCTTCTCCAGCTTAGGGTCAATTGCGTTATAGCGCTTAGTGGAAGTGGCAAGCTCTACACGCAGAGGATGAAGAGGAAATGTCTCAGACAACCAACGCGGCTTATCTTCTACATCATTTCCTTGTTCATCTTTCATAAACTCTGTCGTAAACTCGTATGTCACCATCAACATATTGACAGGAGCTTTCTCCAAGTCTTTAACAAACTTGTTGTTAACGCCATCCCACACATCTTTGTGATGGAGACCCAAGTCAATCACTTGAGCAATACGACAGAAGTAGTTACCAATTTCCATTTCAGCTTGAGCAACACGAGGACCTTGAGCTTTACGAGCAGGAGCGTTATTTACAATAGCCATATTATTTTTATACCTTTAGTTATTAGAATTATTTATTGTCTTACTTATTTAGTTACACTGTCAACACTAACAGCGTAAATCCTACTACCATCTTTTGGATGGAACATAATGTATTTCTCATCACCAATGATGATGATGTTACTTACTTCTCCCTCTGTACCAGCAGGGATTACATCAATCGTATCTTCTCCCCTGTCATCAAGGAAATTAAAATTAATGTTCTTCTTTAATTTAACTGTGTCTTTAATTCGGATAATCATTCATTCTCCAATACAATGTTATAAGGTTCAAATGTGTAATCCTCAATCCCTAAGTCAATTGTTTCACCATAGAACCATATACAGTCTTCATAATCTATATAAGGCCAATGTTTAGTTTCCATAACTTCAAATTGATAGATGTCTGCCCATTCAGGATGTTTTCCTATATACTTAATAATAGATTTTTCATCCTCATAGTAGTCGTTATTTAAGGTAACTTTATACACCTCTCCAACCTTTAAATCACACATGAATCACCACAATCGTTTGCACCTAATCCACCAAGCTCTGCCGCTAGACGTTCACTAACAACGTCTGTACAAATAGCTTGAAGCTCATCTTTAAACACCTCCAACTCGTCGAAGGACATGGGTTTTACATCATTAAAATAATATTTCTTGCTATATTTGTCGTAATTAATTTTCATAATATCTCTTAGTGTATATCATACCAATTATCCCCAATAGACGCATCACCCACTTGAGGAACGTTAAAATTAAAGAAATCACTAGCGTCACTGTATGCTTTCAGAACAATCTGAGCTACGTCTTCTGCAATTTCTTTCCTACACTCTGTTGTGAATTCATCATGGTTAAAATTTACAATACAGAAATCATCCCACCATTTATATTTCTCAGCTAAATATTTATTAGCTAAGTTATACGCCTTACTCATAAAAATTGCTTCATCACATTGCAATGTGTAAACTAACACAGCATGTTCAGATTCAATGAAGAGCTTAGCACCATCAATGGAATGAATCCATCCACCATAATACTCAACCTTACCCCAACGATTCATACGCTTCTTAGCGTTCTTACGCCATTCAGCAGTTAATTCATCCATCACCCTAGCCTGAGCAGGGAACAGTTCACGTAACGCCTCACGTATTTCCTCACCAGCTTCCTTAGTGGAATGAATCATTCTACCAAGTTTAGGATTACCGGCTCCAAATTTCCAGCCGAATCCTATATTTTTACCAGCCCCTCGTTTGATGTGTTTAACTTTGTACTTATCACAGATTGTATTCACACGTTTCATTACTAAGGTGTGAGCGTCTGTACCTTTCTCTTTATCTCCTTCTAACAAAATTTTAGTTAGCTCTGGGTCGTTAGCCCTAGATGCTAACATGCGGTCCTGACAACCTGCTGCGTCACATCCAACAAGCTTAAACCCATCACGAGCAATAAAACATTTACGCATCATAGGGCCAAGCAGGGCATCGGCGTTAGGTACGTTAACTATCTGAGCATGTTTCATCCTTCGCGTATCGGCTAAGGCTGTTACAATACTCTCAAGTCTGCCATCCTCTCTTACGTTATTCAGATAACCACGCATGATTGAAGCACGGTCGTTAATCTGACTACGTAATACAATTAGTTTACCGCCTACACCACTCACTCCTTCAAATGTTGTATCTTTGTTTAATTTAGGAGACGTTCTATTTCCTGCATCATCAGTATTCCAAGCATCTGGAATCCATCCCTGAGTCAGGAGATAATCTTTCACCTCTTGGTCACTGCCCAGCTTAATCTTTCTTAGTTCAACACGAGAGAATGGGGCAGCTACTAGATGTGCATCGTCTCCAAAATGTTTGATAACTGATGCGTCATACTTACCGCTCTTTAAAAATACACGCTTAACATAATTTAAATCATCACTCCCTTTTACTTTCTTCTCCAAACATTTAGTTATATAAGGAAGTGTAGGCTCCAGCATCTTATCAATTCTGCGTGTCCAATGCTCAATCATATGAATAGCTTTCTGAACATGTGGAATATCTAAACGCCAACCAGCCTGTTGTTGTTTATTGAGATTCTCAAATAATTCAAAAGTCATTAGATGAGCCTCTCTCCAAGGAGTTCCTCTCCCTTCTTCCATTAATGCGTGATATACATCAACGTTAATCATAACGTCTTCTGTACAGCGATGCAGCATTTCAGGAGAATAGTTGTCCCAATCTTCATGCTCTGGCTTACCACGTCCTACACGATAGCCCCAACAGCCTAAGCCATGAGGAGAACGCATTGCTTTAGCATCACCCCTAGCGTTAGGAGGAGGTTGTCTATTAGGCTGTTGTAAACGAGACATCAGAAGGGTGTCTACACGCTTCCCTTTATACTCATACCTCAACACTTTCCTAATTGCTGGAAGGTCATAGCTTAGAATATTGTGCCCAATAAGAACATCAACAGTGTCTAAGAATTCAAGAGCCTCTTTCATTTGATGTGGCTCAAACTTGTCAATCTCTTTCTTATCTAGGCTAGAAAACACCATACAGTGTATTGTGTCTGGATTTAAGCCATTTGCTTCTATGTCAGCGACACGCACCTTTACATTCATTCATTCTCCAATTTGAAATTTATTTCTACTGGATGTATTTTGAAAATGTCTTCCATACGAAGTAGGTAGTCTTTCCTAGTGGCTGTGTCCCACGTTCCTTTATCTATTGTTCCTAAATCTCCGTACCACCAGCGTTTTTCATTGTAGAACACTATACATCCTGATTCGAAGTCCAGTCTATGTGTAGCCCACTCAGGTGCTTCCATTATTCATTCTCCAAGTTTAAAGGAGATGCCGGTTTAAATCGGTCAGCAGACCAATCCAGTTTAACACCTTCTAATTGAACAAGAGGTGGATATTCCTCACCCTCTTCAGCATCTGCCCAATCATACTCAATGTGCTCTACAACATAAGCTGTATGAGGAATAAGGCCAAAGGTTTCTAGATATTTAATTTCATCCGCAATCCCACCCCAGTAATTATTCACTTCAGCGTCTAAATCAAGCTCTACAACATCTCCTACATTGAACATCATTCATTCTCCAGAGAAATGATAACATGCTCTATGCAATTAGAAGCAACCCACCAGCCATGACCTTGTTCCGCTTCTCCCTCTAAATTGTGCATACTTTTATTATACACATCCCATATAACACCAACCTCTATGTCATTAAACGCCCCTAGTTCATAAACAACAGTTCCCTCTGTACCTACAAGCCAGTCCGCACCATCGTAACGCATAATACAGACTACGCGGTCTCCTCTCTTAAACTCAACCATACTTCTCCTCCAAATGTTTCCTGTACAAACTAACAGTTTTCCAGATAGTTGGAATACTCACCTTATTAATTGCGCTAATCACTTCATAACTGTCTCCATGAAATAATGCACAATAAACCACCTCTTTACTAGGACTCTTTAAACCGAGGATATCTTTTTTAATCTCCTTAAGAATTCCTTTAGCTTCCCATTCATCAACCATCTCTCCACTCTCTAACATATCCTCTTCTACTTCTACAGAAGAGATGGAGTCAGAGAGATAATCTTTGATGACATTACGCATAACTTTATATGTATAAGAGTTTAACACTTTAGCGTCTTCGGGAAGGGTGTCTACATACTTAAGACAACGTGCATATGTCTCTTGTACAACATCTTCTCCGAAGAACTCACCAATCTTTCGATTGGCTTGTTTCACCATTGTGTCTCTGTTCTCTTTGAAATGCTCCTCAAGGAGCTGTAGCTTATTCATTATAAATCATCCAACAGAGACCTTAGTAGATATAGCACGTCGTCGATATCTTTTTCTTCTCTATCTTTTTGAAGAAGCTCCTCAACACTCTTGTAATAATAATCTCTAGTTTCCTCTGTCATATCACATCTCCACAAAAGCACCGTTATTCTTATTCCAATACAAGTGAGTTGGCCCCACTTCCCCATACTCACGGTCAGCAAGAAGAACAAGCTGTCGTAAGTTTCTATCCTCTTCACTCATGTCAGGGTCTTTGTTTCCTTCTAACCCAAACATGTAGTTACAAGAACGTTCCATTGCACGACTACCGGCAAACTGACTGGTTAACACTTTACCTCCACGGTCATGTGGGTCTCCCGAAGTGGGGTTACGCAAGTGACAGAAGATAAAGATTACAACATCAAGGTCAAGAGCCATTGCCGCAAGTTCTTGAGCAATCTCCTGAAGCTTAATGTTTGCTTCTCCTGATTCCATTCCGTTAGTTAAGTTGGTGATTGGGTCAATGAAAATTGCTTTACACCCATCAGCAGCAGCAGAACGAATATCCTGTTTAAGCGTTTCCCAGCCAAGGTGTTGGTATAAGTTAACCAGCTTCACCTTTCCACGCATCTTATCACAAGCTTCGTCATAAGCTGTTTCATCAAACTCAATCTTAGGGTCATGGAAAATCTTACCAGCAATCTTCCCAGCAATCAGCTTAACAGTTTTCTTGTTAGCTTCTTCTGGTTTAGCCATAAAGATTTTAAGACCATGTTCTACAATTAAGTGAGCGGCTAAAGCATTCACCACTTCACTCTTGCCCATCTTGGCACCAGCCCCGATGTAGATTGTTTCCCCAAAACGAATACCACGAGTCTGCTCTGTCGTTGTTCTCCAAGGCCAAGATAATCCGAAGTGGGCTTGTTCCTTAGCAGCTTCAAACAACTCATCAGCATCTACTAAACGTGTATTCTTAGGCTTCTCAGCATTGAACACTACAGCGTTAAACAACGCTTTGATGTTCCCTTCCAACACACATTCATTAACATCCTTCTGCGGAAGATTTGCCACCTTAGCTTCTGGAAATATCTTGAGCGTCTCTTCTACAGCTTTACGCCCAGCTTCATCCATATCAAATACAAGGACAATTTCCTTAAAATACTTACGGATTTCTCCTTGCACTTTAGCTAAGTCTTTGTCAGCTCCTGCTGCTCCATGAGGAATAGAAACAACAGCAGGTTTCTCATCCTTATAAGCCGTACCAGCTTGACGCTGCATAATAACAGAGAAGAGAGACATAGCATCAATCTCGCCTTCTGTAATATACAGACGCTTAGAGCCAGTTGCTAACGCTTGTTCCCACCCAAACGGATATACATCTTTCATGTGTCCAACACTCCAGATGCGTTTCCCTTCAACAAGTCTCACCTTGTAGCCACGTCCCTCCTTAATTCCCTTATAAGGATAGAAGTGCATCTCAACATTCTCTTGCCGCTCTTGGTCTAAAGAGACACGACATTTGAAATACTCCATGGTTCCTTTACCAATCTTTCTGTCATCTAAACCAGCGATTGGGTAGGTGTCAATCTCGTTGAGTTCTTCTTCCACCTCTTCCTTGGTTTTAGCTGTACGTACAACTCCAGCTTTCTCCATTGTGTTCCCTTGTAAAGGGTCTGGCTCATATTGCTTACACGAGAAACACCAGCCATCAATGTTTCCATTCTCTTGTTCATACAGATTAAGACCTGCACGAGAGCCACAATGATGAGCCATACGCCCTACTAATACACCTGATTTCATACTTCTCCTTATTATTTTTATTATTGGAGGACAACTTCTAGGTTGTCTTATTCATTCTCTAAATTAAAACATATAGGTTTAATACTATCCAAGGACATATACCACTCACCGTCATCTCTCGTAAATGTATTCCCTTCTTGTTGAAAAAGTGGCATTGCAGAGCCATCATCCCTAATTAACATAATAATATCACCGTACTTATAGTAAGGCTTTGCTTTATTATTAATAACTTCAAATAAATCTCCAACTTGATACCCAAGCTCTTCACACGGTGTCATCCATTCGCTCCTATTCATTCTCCAATGTGAAATAAAGTTCTTCCATTTCAAAATCTCTATCCCTTTTATATCTTTCAAAAGCTTCACCAATATTGTATGTCACATCATCGAAGCCCTCTCTCACCACTACACCGGGTTTGTTTATATCAATAAGAAACCAACGCCCCCAATGCTTTATGGTGAATCTATGCGTCCACTTCATAACACATCCTTAAACGCAGCTACATAATTGTCCAACGTAGTTCCTGTCAATCCCGGAGCGCTATTAACCTCTAAGACAAAATACTTGTCCTGTTTCTCGTTCCAGATGATGTCTACAGCACCGAAATCCAGACCAAGTGATTGTACAGCGAGAATTGCTTGCTCAGAAGCACGTTCATCAGCTACAACGCCTTCACGCATAAAGATGAATCCGTTGTCGTGGTTACGTACTTTCCAATTGACATCTTCATCAGCTACATCTTTGTTACGTGCCTTACGTTGAACATCAATCACTTTCCCCATGAAGACATGATAACGATATTCATGCTTCTTAGGAATGTATGTTACATAGAGAGGAGCTTTAACAAGTTCATCAACATTGTCAGCAATAACAATCCCAGCGCCGGAATGCCCACTAAGGATAGTGCGACACACAATGCAAGCACCTTGTTGAATGGCTTCTTCCGCTTCCTCTCTTGTTGTGAAGAATGGGGGGATAGAGACATTGTTTTCCTTAAAAAGTTCAAAAGATTTTAATTTATTTGATGAATTGATGATAGCATTCTCCGAATTGAGAACGAACCCTTTCTTAACTGCATCTGGTAATGTACTGCTCCCCCAATTAATAATTGTGTGAAGTTGGTTCCCTTTGTATTTAGAGCCGACAAGTTTAAGGCGTTTAACATTCAACGCTTCAGAGAGGAGCTTGGCAGATTGGCTGCCTTTGTTGTACGGGTAGATGTAAGCTTTCATTTATTCATTCTCCAAATTGATGTTCAATTCTACAACTAATAAAGAGGAATTTCCTTCTACGTCTTCTGTAACAAAATGTTCAGCGTCGTAGTCTAAATATTCCTCTTTAGGTCTATTGAAGCAAGTCCAGCGATAGTTGTCAAAATTGATGAACCAATAAAATCCTTCATAAACATTCTCTACATAATGTGTAGCCCACTCAGGAGCATCTTTTAAATCACCAATCATTATTCGTTCTCCAGAATAATATCAACAGGCTCAATACGCCAGAAGAAGGCGCTAAAGCTTCTGGTATCTTTAGATTTTAGATAGGCGCCATGTTCCCAGAAATGGGTAATTGTATATTCCTTTCCTAAATATTCTTCCTTTGCCTTGATTACCCGTTTCTTCGGACCTTTCTCGTTGCCATCACGAGCATCAATATACCTTACTACATCCCCAACCTTATATCCGTTATTCATCATTCATTCTCCAGAGAGAAATTAATCTCTTCAATCCTACATTGGAAACTAACATCTTTTAGTGCACGGGTCCACTCATTTACTCCCCATTCGTGGTCATACTCCTCTTCCTTACGCCCTCGTGAATTTCTTAAATATTGATATTTACCTTCTGTTACAGCAACTACACACTCAGCTTTACCCAGCTTGAATGTAAACAGATGTGTCGCCCACACTGGTATATGCATTACCATGCTCCTTCAAATGCAAATTGTTGAACACGACGTACACCTTCCATCATGGATTGGTTGTAAGAATGTTTCCATTCAATATCATCTGCGTACTCTTTCATAATACTCTTGAAGAACACTTCTGGACTATGCATTGAAATATCTCCAACCACTTGAGCTGGATTGTCTGTAGCCTTAGCCACTTGCTTCAAATGCATAAGGATGTTAGCCCACCATTCAATCCCCTTCAAATCTCCATTAGAAGGCCACGCTCTAAACTCAATGGAGCCATAATCTCCTAACGCCTTAACGTTTACAGCGGCATAACGTAAGTCGTCTGTATGGAGAATGGACAGGTCTGTTGTCTTAATAGCTTCAGCTAACATATCCAGAAGATATTCCGCATCAGAAGCACGAAGACAGAATAGATTACCAATTCGATTGGTTCCACACTTGTCAATCAAAATCTCTTCCATCACCAGATAGAGAGCTAGATAGTTATATAGTTCTGTCACTGTCAAGTCAGACACGTTGATGTGAACATGAACACCAGCATTAGGGCTGTCCTTAACAACACTCTTAGCTTTCTTCCACTCAGCTTTCATTTCTTCCATTGCTTCGTGCAGCTTGTCTTTATGAACAGGCTCCTTAAGAACATATTCCCAAGCTTCTCCACGAAGAGAGTTATCAACATCAGAACGCCAAAGCTCACTATCTACTTTTGGAAGGCGTTGTCCTTCTGTCTCAATCTCTACACCGATGTGGTCTGTATATCCATTACGCTTACGTAATACATCTCCCACTTTCTTTTCTTCAAAACGCATTATTCGTTCTCCAATGAAAAAGGACTGACAACATCAAGATAGGACTCACGCCACCTTCTAGCTCCGAGAATTGGGTCATGGAAGTATACAACATTTTCGTTTATACTAACTCCTTTCTCTACCTTGATAACCATAAATTCCCCACCTAACATATAACTAAAAGCATTATCTCTCCACCATCGTTGCCTCTTTGCTATATGAGAAGGAGTAACTAAGTCCCCCACTTTAATTTTACACACGTCATTCATTCTCCAGAGTAAAATTTACAAGTTCAAGGTCGGATTCTGCAATAACCCATCCCTCTCCTCCTTCTTCCCCTGTTATATACCAACATGTTTGGTCATAAGCCTCACAACATGCTCCAAGTTCAAATTGATACTCTACATATTTCAATTCCTCCATTAGTTTTTGAAACTCATCACATCCACATGTTAAGTGTCTCCCTTTCTTTACATACACTAAATCTCCTTCTTTAAACTTAGACACCTAAAGCCTCCTCTAAACTTTCTTTAAGGAAATATTTCTCAGGCATGAGAACAACAACATCATCCCCTACATAACCAACCACTGTTCCTTTGTGCATTACACACAACTCATCCTTGTAATTGGCTACAGCCCATGAACGATGGAAAGGAACAATAGCTTTCCCCTTACGGCATTCTTGGAAAGCTTCTTCCACGGATGGATAGTCGTTCATAATAGTGCGGCACAGCCCCTTATCCGCCATAGGAATCTTCACATGGCGTTGCAGCATTACATCCCATGCAACACTATTCTCTGTTGTCAAGCCCTGCTTATACTTCCTTGTAGGCTTTCTGGAGACGTACAGTACATCGCCATCAGAGACGCAATAACCTAGAGGAACAGGGGTGAGGTCCAGGTCTGCAATAAGACAGTCTTCTTTACGACCTGTGTGAACGTTATGAACCCTCACTTCATCCTTGCTGTTAGCTTCCTGCACATACATTGGAACATTCTCTTTACGCACTAAGCTTCCTTTAAGGCGTAAGTTTACATCAGCTTCACTTTCGTAATACATTTATTCATTCTCCAACGTCAGAGGTTGAGCTTCTCTGTACAGGATGAAACTGCCATCTTCAGCGTTAACATCTTTCATGAATTCTTCTATAGAGAAGCAACTCTTAGACCACTCCTCTTCAATCTCCAGTCTATGCAAATCCTTTGTACACAGGTTCATCACTACCTTGCCATCAATATTCTCAACAATCTTGTAGAAATGATTGGCATTATCTTTTACTTGCCAGATTGTTTCATTCATCACTCATTCTCCAGTGAGAAGGATACAAGCTCCATCTTGTAGTCGTACACACCTATCTCTTCTCCGTTAGGTGTTTTAAACTTAACAAGGTTCCGGTCAGGAATATGGTAGAGAACAACAAATTCCATGTCTCGCTTGAATCCATTATCCCTACACAACTGATTCCAATATCTATCGTTATACTCTTCTTTACGATGAATCAAATCACCTTCTTGAAAGTTCATCACTCATTCTCCAAAGATACTGGAAATAGTAGCTCGAAACAGGTGGCTCGCATCCCACTATCCTGTCCACCAAAACGTAGATAGGTATGGTATAAGTCTTTACCTTCTTTGATAGAGGTGATGGTGTCTCCAAGATCTTCTAACTGCTTGTTAGCCCACTGCTTACCTTTTACAGCTTTTACTCGGTCACCTACTTGAAACATATTAAACTCCTTGAGGCATAAGGATGTTTTCAGCTTTGATGATGCGTTCAGCAGCTTTCTTGTCACTCATATTGACAATGTTCTGAATGTCCCCATACTTAGCAACAAGAGACACACCGGATTCAATACGATTCCACGCATCAATGGAAGCGTCATAAGCCCATTCTTTCAGAGCTTTAGTTGACAGCCACATATTAGACAGAGTGCGATATTCAAAGCCATAAGTCTTAGGACGGAATGCACCTGCCTTGCCATACAGTTCACGACGTTTCGCATCGTTGTCATAGAACAGAGAAGGAAGCGCCAGATAGAAATCAAGCTCACGAATAATGTTAGAACAATATTCAATATAGCCCTGTGCTTCAATTGGTGCATCGTTTTCTTCAATAAAGCCAAAGTGGATGTGGCCTGCTGCTGTACGGAATGGACGCTTACCGTCTGGACGTGGGTTAACATCCATCTTCCATGCGTCGTAGTCTGGGGAGCAACCCAGCTCTTTAGCCTTCTCAGGTTGTGCATCAATATATTCCATACCAAAATGAGCTACAGGTTGAATAACCAACTCATATCCTGGAACCATTGACGCAAGAATTCCCATCACTGTATCGATGTTTGAAATGAATTCTGCTTTGTTATGAGCCGGGTCAATGTTGAATTCCAAAGCCAAGCCATCTACCTGCACAGCCCCTTGCTTCACTTTGATTGGCTCATCTTTAGTACCACCAATCAAGCCATAAGCAGATACAATTTTACCATCTTTAGCTACCCACAGTTCCGGGTCCAAACCAATTAATAAATTAGACATTTTGTATTTCTCCAATGATTTAAAGTTTGATTGAATCGAGTTCTAACAAATCTAAGTTACATTCTTGACAGAAGATTTTACCACCGGGCTGTACAACCTCTTTACCCTTAGTGATGCCATCTCCACACACTTCACAGCAGAATTCATGTACATCATTTTCTGCGTCTACAACCACTGTCTCATGGTATAAAGGGAACACTGTATTAATGTCCACTTCAATCTGATATAGTGTTTTCCTAATCACCTTTCCTTCAAAGAATACATCTTCTGTAGCCATTGAATTGATGAGCCATTCATGCTTATCAATTTCAATCCCATAGATGCGAATTGGTAAGCCAGCGGCACTAACACCCCACACATTAGCCTTCTTAACACCATCCCAGCTCGTGTAGTCTTTGATTACATCCACTTCAAACTGAATACCTTTGTTCTTATCCACCGAAGCAAACTGCTCAGACGACATTGCAGTGTAACTTTCTAACCCCCTGTCAGGAGCTACATAAACTGGAGCAGCATAAGGCTTCAGTTCACGCACAGACATATCCATCTTGTCTGGATTGAGACAATAGTGAACGTTCTCTTTGAACATTACAGGAGTTCCAACCTCAACCCCTTCCTTAGCACAAGCAACAACCAACATCCAGAACTCAGATGCCCAGAAGAAGCTCTTACCATCCTTTGAAACAGTGTAATACAACTCACGCTCTTTATTACGCAGGAAGTTGATTGATTTCTCAACTTTGTTAATCCATACGAGAGCAGCAGCTCCATTCAGATTGAGCCACAAATCTTCCACACTCTCTTCTGACATGTGGTAGAACACAGCTTGACTGTCTACAGAGAACTTATTACCATCCAGAAGATTATGGTGGTTTTTCAGCGTGCCGTTATGAGCCCCTACAATATGCCCAAACTCAAATGGATGGGCGTTCTCTACGTTAACAGCCCCCTTAGTAGCCCAACGGTTATGCCCAAGCATAATACGATTCCAGCCATAAAATGGTTTCTTACCTGCTTGAGAGGAAAGGAATGCATATGCATTGGTTGCATCTTTGGAGATTGTTACAGCCCCTGTAGACGTCATAGAGGCCACTCCTGTACTATCCTCTCCTCGAAGTGTATCTAAACGCAGAAGGGTTTTAAATACTCGTTCTTCTTTAGCACCAATGTGCCCTGCAACACCTACGTGTCCACACAAACTACACCTCCAATTATTCGTTGATTAAAGACGGATTATAAAACTCTAAATCGTCAGGATGCCAGTTCCAGCTACCTGCCCTTACAAGATTGTCTTCTACATCTTGTACCTTCAGAACTACCCCATCCTTGATTAGACGTTTCATAGAACTGTTAACGCCGTATGGTCCGTTTGTGAGTTCACATTTACCTACAGCTACCACTTCATCTCCTATTTTGAATTTCATTTATTCATTCTCCAAAGATAGACTACAGTTGGTGAAATATTCAGAGTAAACTCCGTAGATAGTATCTGTACCTTTTACTTCGGCATGAGGGGAGTCTTCAATAATCTTGATTCCAATACGTCTATCTTCTACCCACTTAACCTCATATATACCCCCTGAAGCAGTTATAGAATACGCTTCAGACGCCTCTGGAGTTCCAGAGACTAAGTCTCCAGCTTTAAACTTGCTCATGATAATAACGTCCTAACAGTTCAAAGAAATATTCTTGGCAAGGATGCCCTTGACGTACAATTTCTGGATGTGGTTGGAAGCAAAGAGAGCGTGTAGCTGGATAGTAAACACTTTCTGTTTCCAATTCAACACCACGAGCAATTTGCTCTTGCGGCTCTTGATGTAAGCCAGTCATGAAACGCTTGCTTGATGATAGCATTTCTGCACTCTTAGCCACAAGAATACCTTCCTTACCAGCCTTCATCATCTGGTGATGAGTTGATGTACACTCAATTACACGGCCTGTAAGGATGTCTAACACCCCGTGAGTGCCATGAATAGCATGACCATCAACATCCTGCCACATCGTCCCGCCGTTCACTACGTTAAGGAATTGACCACCACGGCAGATACCTACGCAGAATTTACCAAGAGCAAACGCTTGTTCCCATGTAGCAAGCTCTCTGTCGTCACGACGTTCATTGCTGTATGTAGAGTAGTGAGAATGCTCTTGATACCAACTAGGTGTTACATCTTCACCACCAGTGAATTGAATGATGTCAGCTTCTTCAACGCTATTTACGAGAGTATCTCCGAAGTTCTCATACATTTTAGCGTATGCATATCCGCCACCAACAATATAAATATTCATTTATTTATTCTCCAAAGATGTAATTATGAGGTCAAGTGTGTCGGCTATATAAGAGTTATGTGTTCCATCCTCCCAATCAACTTTTATATATCCAGAAGTGCAAGTTACAATGCCTTCGCATTCAGGATTGCCAAAACCTCCTTTAATCCCTATAAATTTGCCGTATTTTCGGAAACCTTTAGCATTAATCTCAACCCTATCTCCTATTACAAACTGTGTCATACACCCTCCTTCTTCATCCAATCCTCAATAATATCCGCCCCTTGTTCTGCCGCATCAACTAAATCCACAGCAGAAGCAACCCCATATCGAGCAGCTCCTCCAACTTTCTTCAAAGTGTTAAGAATGGGATGGGTGTCATGACTTGTACTTCCCCACATCTGATTCACACCGCCGTAGCGTTTATCATCAAAATAAGAAGCTTTATTCTGTTTGGCTACATTCCCGTCAATGAATGCAATAAACCCAGCATCATTCATTCCACGCAAATCAAATACAGTGTGCCCTGTGTTAGCAGCCCCAAATCCATATTTATTATTGCTGTCCTTAGTTGCGTAAGCTCCAAACAAATACGCAACATTCAGAGGGATTCCTTGCTCTGCAAGAGCCATCCACATCTCAACAAACTGAGGATATTCCCATGCTTGACGAGTAGCAATACACGCACCAGCAATCATCTGAGCGCTTACATCGCCTGTCAACAGATAGCCATTATCCCAAATCCACTCAGCACTCTTGATAAGGAATGCGTCCTTAAATGGACTTTCATTAGTGAGATAGGTGATGTATTTCTTGTGCAACTTTTTGTCAATACATTCATGACGAACAGCACTCAATACATATTTAACACCTTTAGCTTCTTGTAATGCCCAATGACAAGCACCTTGATATTGTGTTTTCTTAACAACACCTTTCTCAGAAAGCATTACGAAAGAAGCTGTACAAGTTGGCTTCTTATTCTCATTGAATTCTTTAATTGCAGCGCTAAGGGAATCAATGAGAGCTTGTTCCTCAGCGCTTACAGGCTTTGGGGGGAGTTTCACCTCTACAGCCCCAATACCCATACGTTGAGCACGAGGTATACGCCATTCAGGCTCTGTATTAGGTGCAATCCATGCGAAGTTGAATGTATTCATCTTATCGTCTTCACCACGGAAGCGATAGAACGTCATACCATTCCCTTCACCTTCACGTTCGTGTTTGTATAGAGCGTCTGGTTTAAATGCAATGGATTTCCCTTCGAATGTATCAATCATTCGTTGTGTGAATTTAGGGAACAGAGCGGCTTTCTGAGAGCCTTTGACCAGGACCGATAGGTCCGTATCAGGAGAGTACATCCATGCGTCCTTGCGCTCATCCAGACGCTTTAACACCATGCTCTTGTTGAGGGATGGGATGTTAACTTTCACATCTTTACCAACCACCTCTTCAACAATAACGAATACGCCCTTATTTCCATTTGATGATAGCATTTTACTCTTTGCAGAGAACGCTACATACAGGTTACCAATTTGCAGGTTTGCAACAACAGATTTTCTCACTAACATTTATTCATTCTCCAAAGAAAAATTAACAAAGATAAAACACCTACCACTCTCTTCTGTTAAATAACCATTCTGCTCAAGCCTTTCTATGTCATAGAAATCCCCATCAGATGCACGAATACCAATATAATCATGCATCCTCTCAACCTTATATTCTTTATTCCTCCACCATTTACAGTTAGCAATAGCCCATCCAGAGGGACGTAATACATCCCCTTCTTGTATCATCACATCCCACCTCCCAACTCACATGAGGCATTCCATCCCCACTCTTTAACCACTTCAATGCGTTGTTTGCATTGTTCCTCAGTGTACCCAGACACCATTTGAACATCTCCATTCAACATGAATATAACTAACACCCATGACATAAGTATTTCCTCTTGTTTATTACATCTACGTAAAAGCTCCTATAAAGTCCTACAACGAGTTTTAGAATAAAGCCATACGTTCGTATAGCCTTATGATTAAAACACGCTTAGAATACGATAGAGGGTGTTTTAGGACTATTCATTCTCCAGTTGTACATTTATCTCCACTAATTTCCATTCAGTTTCTCCGTCTACTAGCCTTCTCAAAAAACCATCTGCTCCAAAATAATGGCGTGTATTAAGTGTTAAGTTACCTAAAATACCAGCACTACTTCCTTTACCATCCACTGTATTAAAATACTCAACAAATCCTGTACGTTTGTTAACACTCATGTGAGTAGCCCAATAAGGAGCTATGGCTATAGCTTGGTCAACTGTTAATCTAGCCATAATAAGGAGCCTGATGAATACGCCAATGAGGAGAACCGTGCCTATCCTTATAGACTTCAGCCTCGTGATAATCAAGGAACACCCCACGTGGGATACCCTCATCAGTCACAACGTAGCAGATTGGATTCATTATAAAATCCTCCTGAAGAGTGCAGAGAACAGCCATAGCGTCCCTATTAAAGGTAAAGCTAGAGGCCACACCAACACTAAAAACATAGCACCAAACACATCGTCATAATCGTTTGGGTTGTAGTCGTATTGACAGAAATGAAATAGACCTTTGGTTAAAATCAAACCTACAATGATGTAAGCAATGACGTATAGAGCAATCATTTCTTATCCTCCTTCAAATATTCATCAAGCTTGCTTTCCAACACCTGCAAGCTCTTACCAGCCAAGCGTTGAACATTAGAATTTTCAGCTACAGACTGCACACCATAAGTCGCAGCCATTGTGTACATTGTGTCTTTTGAAGGGAGCAGACAAGATACAACAATGGCTATTACGCAAGCAATAGGCACACCTTTAGATGCCTTAAATCGCTCATGTGTAGCAGCTTTAGCTTGTTTTGTATTCCAAGCATAGTCAGCATTCATAAAAGCATTAATTGTAGTAATGCCCCATATAATTGCACCGATTATACCCATAGCTAATAAAATGAACGCTAGATTGGAAGATACTTCAGCAAAGTAAAAGAATAACGCAAGTTCCATTACACACCACCTAACACATGAGAACGTCCACGTTTCAACAATTGATAGAGAAATCGCTCTCCTTTACATTCACGCATTGTACGCACTTCAGGACGCATGATAGCATTTCCTTTATCGTCGATACGTCCAGTATCAACCATCACTGTACGCATAACCTTGTCAGTATATTGCGTGTCTTCACGCACAATATTCAAATCTTTACGCAGACGTTTAGCTTGTTTATGTGACATAATTTGTTCCTTTTTACGCGTTAATTAAAATAATTTAAAGAAATATGCAAATAAATGGTAAGGTTTTCTGAAAAAAGGAGTCTATCCTAGTATAGACGATAGGATTTACGATAGTATAGAGTCAGTCACTTTAGTGACCCGAATGAATGAGTGATAACGAATGAATGAGGATTTGACTCTTAATATATAATAAGAATCTATTCTCTTTTAAATCCTTTATCTCCTAAATGTAATAACCAGAAATTAAAATGAGCTTGAGCTGTTAGCTCAGAAGCATGAACAACATCAGACAGAAACTCTCCTAATGTGTCATTGTGAATAGATACACAGTTCCCTTCCTTTAGAGCAGTTATGACAAGTCCTTTGTCATTCTTAAGTTTAATTTGTACAGTACTCATTAACGTACCTCTTTCTTCTGTACACAAACTTTGTAGAAAGTGTCACTCTCTCTGTACACATCAGCGTAAGATTGAGCGTCATTCTCTTCATTAAACAGCTCACAGCAGAGAAGATGCCCTCTCTGCGTTACAGTTACAACCCATACATGTTTCATAATATCCTCTCAGAGCTTCTGTAATGCGTTAAGAAGGGCGTAAGAACTTCCGTAATGCACATCCTTAGCAAATTGACTGGACGTCTTAGGAAGGCTTACAGGGGGCTTAGCTTGCTTAAAGGATTTTCCTTTAACTTTACCCTTCATTGTGTGACTGCCTTGTTCACCTTTGAGTTTAGCGCTATTGGTGAACGACCATTTATATTCAGGAACTGGACGTGGCATTGAAGGTGTCTCTCAATTCAACTTCTTTAACTGTATAGCTCTTATGAAGATACTTTCCAGTCCTCTCAAAATGTATACCATACGCATGAGCATCTTTCTTCTTTGTAAAGATGCAGTTGTCAACAACCCTGTCGTAGTTATCAAAACGTAAGCCCCATCCTGGGTTCTGATAAAGCGTTACTAAATAGGCTTTCATGATAGCATTATTCTCCATCTGTACATTTAATGAAGGGTTGCTTACTCAAGGCAGCCCTTGTTTAAATATATAGGCGTTTGAATTTAACATTCACATATTTTCTTATACGCACTAGGTCTCTGTTACACAACGGAGGCAATCAATGTGGATTGCGTAGCGTTGCTGCATTAGCATTGTTAATAAGAATGGGACTATCCCCCTAATGCCCTCTCATTAGAAGGCATTCAGTGACTAGTTCATACGACTAATGTCAATCCCATACACAAAGTTGCATTCTGGTATGCCATCATAGCTCTTAGGCTCGCTCTCACGCTGTTTCCAAGGCGTAGTGATGCCGAAGCTAGCCTTAACCATAGAACTGCTTACACGTGGTTCTGGAGTGAGATTAGAATGTGGATTAGTGATGTTCATTTAGTGCCCTTATAATTAATACCAATCAATTTAAATCTTGATTGCTTGACGGATACAATACTGGAATGGAACCAAGTATCTTTCCATCTTCCAGTGTCTTTATTGAACGTATACATGAAAGGTTCGTCATGTAATACAAGGAAATGGCTTCCCTTAAATTTGTATAGTCTATTCCAAATCATACATCCTCATCAGATACAGGACTAGTGAGATAAGCACACTCATGGTCAGCACTAATAGCGTATGCATGACCTGTATGCTCATAATGGAATTGTAACAGAGCAACGTCTGTAGTTAATGGATAGAAGCACATCTTAGGGAAAAGCTTAGCGTCATACGCTGTATTGTTACGTGGAAAATGCTCGTGATAGCATTCTTTCTCGCGCTGTCTCTCACTGTCAATTGTTTGTTGCATATCAACCCCCAAAGATGAAATTGAATACAGCTTTCAATACAGACCAACCGATAGCAAAGTTAAACCATATCCAGCCCATTGCGGCAATAAAGAATAATGCCGCTACAATGAATGATATTACAACACTTACATATTTCATTTGAATTCCTTTAGTCTAGTTAACATGGCAATGAATGCTTAACATCAAACATTCATTAACAGTTAGCTCATAACGATAGACAAAAGCATATTATCAGTATTACGCAACATGCTAGGCTTTGCTTTCATTCCAGAAGTGTCTCATTTCGTCATTCCCGTTTCTTCTGGATGGTTCCCAACTTGTCTCCTGCATATAGCAGGCATTCACTTAGATAGAAACACTTACACTTCCGGCATGGCCCGTCGTCAACGGTATCTTGTCCGGCTTTCACATACGCCCCGTAGTTCGTATGTTCGGTGTAACATCTAAGCTTTCTTTTAAAGAGCGTTACGCTTGCTAGGCGCCTCATACATAATGCAATGTTGCCATCCCTACGCGCTAGTTTAATGCAGCACTTCTATGTGCCTCACTGCTACGTACATTTCCACTAACTGTACGCTAAAATCTATTATCAAGGGCATTACATTGAAACGCAATACCCTTTGTAATAAATTTTTATGCCGCTACTTGTTCACCTTTAGCCAGCATTTCAGCCACTGCTAACAGGTCATTCAGGTCGATGCCATTACGCAGAATAGTTGTTAACACTTCCTGCTTGCTCATGTTGCCTTTCTTCTCATCCATTGCAGCCGTGATAGCATTGCCAATCTTAGCGGCGTAGTCTACAGGTTTCTTCTCAGTCTGTACGTTCTCTTTGGCCCAAGTCCAGATGTTAGACTCAGGATTGTACAGGAAGTCATTAATGGCTTTGGTGCATTTCTCCAGCGTACGCTCACCCTTCACCTTACCAAAGGTTAACGTACCGTCTGACGCCTTGCCTTCAGTGGTGAACGGCAGGAATTCAGAGAAGAAATGCATCGCTACAACCTGATTGTTACGAGTCAGACGTGGCTTACCTGTCTTATCATCCGTACCAATCAACATTGATACAGGAGTGATATCCTTAGTACGCAGAACATAAGCTAGCACTTCACGAGAGAATGCCGCTAATTCAGCGTGAACAATGTTCTCTGCTTTGGTGATTTTCAGAATACGAACGTTCAACGCTTTAGCGTCAACGTTAGCATAATCAAAGCCTACTACTGGTGCTTTAATTTCTTTAGTCATGTTATGTACCTTCTAACGATTGGTTAATTTGTTTGTTGTTCGCCGCCACGTCTGGCTTGGACTCTCAATCCGGTAGGCATCATGCCTCTATACTATTACGCATCTTGCAACGTGTTTTAAATTTGTTGACAGGTCTCATATCCCTGTCTGGTAGTGAGATGACGTATCACTACACACGACTATGGTATCCGGCTAGTTCCGTCTGACTTGCTTCATCCGGTAGGATTACTTGAGAGGCCATCTTTAAAACTATTACAACATGTGTTTCTGTGTAATGCAAACTTTATTTTAGGTAGTGAGCGCTATCGTGTCTCTTACTTCTAGCTACCTGCTAGTCTGGTGTCCTATTGTTTATAGTCGCTGCCTGTCCAGTTCTGCTTACGACTCACTACATACTGCAATCTCAGAATCGGATGTATATAGAACACTGTCAAATTTTATTTTTAACTATTTTATAAATGGCTGTATTACAAGGAAATTTATTTTGATGTGTAAGGGGT